ATAAAAAATCCAGCGTTGGTACTTACATGATTATGACAATATTTTATTCGCCCCGTATGGGGCGAATTTTTTTGGCTCAAAATCGGAAAAATCGGATTCAGGGTACATAGACCTCCAGAAAGAAAGCCGGGGGTGTCTGAATGAATGATCAGAAGAGCATAAAACTGGATGTCGGATTGCCAGATCGGGGTGTGATGCTGAAAATGGAGCGCTGTGCGGAATTTTTAGCGCGCATGATAGAAAAATACGGGCGGGAGGTTCTGGAGGAGATTGAAGCCGTGGAGCCAGAAGAAAAAGAGAATAGGGAACAATGATGGATGCAGCCGGTTATGTTTGAGATAATCGGCGCATTTTCTGTGTCATGGTATGCAAAAACAGTGATATATTTTCTGTGCTTGCCGGAGATTTCGGGAAGCGGCCGAAAAAAATAAAAAAAGTTATTTTGGGGCGCTGACAAATTACTGGAAATCCGATATAGTTGTTCTTGCAACAGATATACGAACAGAAAGTGAGCAACCAAAAATGAAAAAGAGATGTTATATTTACACGAGGGTTTCCACGGCTGCTCAGGTAGAAGGGTACAGCCTGGAGGCGCAGACGAAAAGGCTGAGGGAATATGCTGATTACAGGGAACTGGAAATAGCCGGGGAATACTGTGACGCAGGGAAATCCGGCAGGAGCATCAAGGGCAGACCAGCGTTCCAGCAGATGCTGGATGACATCGTATGCGAAAAGGATGGGATTTCTTTTGTTCTGGTGTTCAAGCTGTCAAGGTTTGGAAGGAATGCGGCAGATGTGCTGAAATCCATGCAGCTGCTTACAGATTGCGAGGTTGACCTGGTATGCGTGGAGGATGCCATTGACAGTTCCACGCAGGGAGGGCGGCTTACCATGGCTATCCTGTCGGCTGTGGCGGAGATTGAGAAGGAAAATATTACGGCGCAGTTCCTTTCGGGGAAGATGCAGAAGCTAAGCGAAGGCGGATGGCCAGGCGGCCCGATTCCATACGGGTATAGGAATGTCAATAAGAAGCTGGTCGTTCAGCCAGAGGAGGCGGAGCTTGTAAGGATGGTCTTCAGCCTTTACAGGCAGGAGGGGATGATGGTCAATTCGGTGGTCAACTACCTGAATGAGCATGGTTATAAGAAAACTGTCAGAAATGAACAGCGGGCATTCACTTTTGATATGGTAGGGACGATTCTGGACAATCCGGTCTATTGCGGGAAGATTTTTTATAACCGTCGGACCAATTGCAAAGCAGGAAACCAGAAGAAAAAGGATGTCATTGTAGTGGACGGGAGCCATGAGCCGCTTGTCACGCCGGAGCAGTGGCACTTCGTAAGGATGAAGAGGGAGAGGCATAAGGGACGCAGCAAAAAGACAGAAGAACCGGAGCGGATCAGTCTTTTGTCAGGGCTGGTCAAATGTCCGAAGTGTGGCAGTGGGATGATTGCAAAAAAGAATAAGAGCATCAACCACAATCATGGTGGATATTACAAAACTCTTTACTATTATGGCTGTAATAATAATAGGAAATGCAATGGCCGGGTATGTGATTTCAGCCATACCTATAATCAGGAGAAAGTGGACGGCGCGGTTTTTGAGATAGTGAGCGGCCTGACAATGCTTCCTGTATTCCGGGAGAGGGTGCTGCATCATCTGGAAAATACGGATGTTATGGACAGGCTGGAGACAGAACTGAAAAAGCTGAGGAAAACGATACGGTCAGAGGAGATGAAAAAGAGAAAACTGGGGGAAGACTTGGATAACCTGGATTTTCTGGATGATGATTATGATAAAGATTATGAAAAATTCCAGGGAGAGATTGACCGGGTGTATGACCGTATTGAGAAGGCAGAGGCCGAAATGGAAAGGAAGATGAAAAAACTTTCTGCAGCAAAGCAGGGCACCCAGGCGGCGGATAGGATTGAGAGGCTTCTGGAACACATGGGGAAGCTGTATGGGCATATGTCCTGTGAGGAGCGGCGGAAAATGTATAGGTTTTTTATTGAGAGAATAGAAGTTTATCCGAAGCATCCGGATGGGAAGATCATAAAAAGCATTGTTTTCCGGTTCCCGGTGTTTTATGGGGAGGAAGATGTGAAAGAGGATAAAGCGCCGGATGAGCAGGTAGTGTTCACTTTGGATTGTGGAGAATTGGGGCTGACGGCATCTGAGGCAAAAGCGACATATGCACAGATCCGCAAATATGTTTCGGAGAAGTTCGGCGCAATGGTTTCCTCTTTATATATTGCCCAGGTGAAGAGAAAATACGGGTTGGACTTGGGGAAGAACTACAATGTGTCAAAGAAAACGGATGCAAGGGTTCCGGTCTGCCCGAAAGATAAGGAGGGATTCATCATAGATGCGCTGAAGCATTATAAGATGCTGGATGCGGATGTGGAGATGAAAGAGCAGGGGGATTTGTGATGAAGAGGAAGAAATGTTATATCTATATGAGGGTTTCTACGGCGATGCAGGTGGATGGGTACAGCCTGGAAGCCCAGAAGGACCGGCTGACAAAGTTTGCGGAATTTCAGAAGATGGATATTGTACGGGAATATTGCGATGCGGGGAAATCGGGGAAGAATATCACTGGACGCCCGGAATTTTCCCAGATGCTCCGGGATGTTGCGGATGACAGAGACGGGGTGGATTATATACTGGTGTTCAAGTTGTCAAGGTTTGGGAGGAACGCGGCGGATGTGCTGAATTCCCTGCAGTATATACAGGACTTTGTCGTGAACCTGATCTGTGTGGAGGACGGCATTGATTCATCAAAGGATTCCGGTAAGCTGACCATCACTGTCCTGTCCGCAGTGGCGGAGATTGAGCGGGAGAATATCCTGGTGCAGACGATGGAAGGCAGGAAGCAGAAGGCGAGGGAAGGGAAATGGAACGGCGGGCTGGCACCTTTCGGGTATAGGCTGGATTCTAAGACAAGTACCCTGATGGTGGAGCCGGAAGAAGCGGCGGTTGTAAAAATCATTTATGAGAAATTTGTCCACGAAGGCATGGGAGCGGATTCTATCTGCAATTACCTGAACCAGAGGGGATATGCAAAGCAGAAGAATAGGGAGTTTGAACTGAATTATTTTTCTCGGGGGCTCATCATGCGGGTGCTGGACAATCCGGTGTATATCGGGAAAATCACTTATGGAAAGAGTACCACGGAACGGGTGAAAGGAACCAGGGATGAATACCACCGGGTTCAGGTGGAGGATTACATGGTCACGGACGGAAGGCATGAGGCGATCATTGATGGAGAATTGTGGACGGCGGCGCAGGAGAGACGGAAGGAAACGGGTGTCAAGTGGAATAAGACACACAGCCTGGATCATGAGCACCTGTTGTCGGGGCTGGTTATCTGTCCGGTCTGCGGCAAGGGGCTTGCCGGGACTGTCCGGCGGCGGAAGAATAAGAAGACCGGCGAATACAAGGATGATTTTTATTACAGGTGCCAGCACAGGAAGAAAATTGATGAGGAGCATTTCTGTGATTTCAGGCCGTCCATTAACCAGAATGAGTTTAACCGGGAAGTGGAGAATGTGATCCTGGATATGGAGGCGGATGAGCAGTGGAAAGAATTTGTCCTGCGGAAGATGTCGGAGAGGGTGGATGTGAGCACACTGGAGACTGAGCGGGAGCAGATTAAGAAACAGTTGCGGCAGGTGATTGGGGCGAAGACGAAGCTGACGGATATGCTGGATAAGCTGGATGTGTCCGACAAACATTATGACCGCAAGTATCAAGACATGCAGGACAGGCTGGATAATCTGTATGATAAGGCATCTGAACTGGAGGATACGATCGCAGATATTGATAGCCAGATAAACGGAGCCTATGAGAAGCAGATTACGGCCAAGCAGCTTTACAAAATCCTGGCGAATTTTGACAGGCTGTATTATCGGCTGACGGACCTTGAAAAGAAAGAATTTTTGAGAGATTTTATAGAAAGCGTTGAAATTTATCCGGAAAAGTTGGATAATGGACGCATGCTGAAGCAGATAAACTTTAACTTTCCAGTGTATTATGATGGTGAGGTTGGTAAGGAAATTCGGTTGCTCAATGAAAATACAGTCGAGACCGTGGTGTCTTTAAGCCGCATAAAATAAAGGTTTTTAAAGGTTTGTAGGGTGTCAAAACAGATGGTTTGCCACCAATTTGCCACCGGTTCAGTGAGAAAATACCTAAAAACATGAAAAGAGGACTGAACATAGCTGAACTTTGCTATATCAGTCCTCTTTTGCTTATCTATGAAGTTTTCCGACCAGCAGCCTGTTCAAAGATGTCAACGGAACGTGCCGCCATGACTTCCGTATTCATATCAGTGAGCTGGAGCTGTTGACCATTGGAACAGTCAATGACATGTATACGGAAAT